TACAAAAATTATTTGTACAAGTATCAGTAGATTGATCAATGCTTGTTAAATTATTTACAGTAAAGTTATTAGAGTTTCCTGATACATCTGCACCTAGACTACTTGCATTTTCGAAGTCTAAATAAAATCCATTTGTGCCAAATGTTAATCCTGATACATCTATTGGTTTCCAAATATTAGGACTATCAGAATCAAACTCTCCAAATGATGTTTGGTCAAGTTGTGAACCATCTACTAAAACAGCCTCTGCCATGTAGCCATCAAAAAAATCATCATTAATTCTTTCGCCTATATATTGTACAGTTGTATTATTGACTCCACTATCATAATTTAATGATGGGTCAGAATTAGTAGAAAAACTTGTGATTTCTGAACCATTGAGATATAGTTTTATTCTATTACTAGCAGTTGATTGAGTTGTATCTATTGCTAAAACGACATGATACCAAGAACTGGGGTCTCTTAGTCTTTGATTTGTTATTCTTCTTTCTCCACTATCAATATAAACATAAAGTCTATCATTTGAATCAATCCATAGACCATCATTACTACTACCACTATGATCGGTTTGTCCAAAAAGTTGATAAAAGTCTGATGTAGAACTTGCAATCTTACCTAATTTGAACCAACAACTAAATGTAAAAGTTCTTCTATTACCAGCACTTGATGGAGTTCTTTCTAAACTATCTCCAGAGCTACTGCTTACCCTGTTAAATCTTAATGAGTTTGCAACATTAAATGTTGTATCTTTTATGGAGTTAGTTCCAAGTATTAGTGGCATTAGACAACCTCTTTAGGAAATTCTGCTAGTGGTCTTGATGTTGTTCCATCTTCTTGTCTTGTGTATTCGTATAATTCTTTGAGTTCATCAACAGTAGTACAAGCATCTATTTGAGATTCCATTTCGTTTGATTTTGCTCTTACATCTGATCTAAAATTTTTAATATTTTCTGGTACTGTATAACTCTCAACTTCATTAGCTTTTACTACATACCAATCTGTCCTTGCAAGTAATCCTGATGCTTGTGCTTTTATAATTTTTTTTTTTACTGTTTTCAAACCATAGTCAATTAATTGCTCACCATCATTACCTAAAACAGGATCGCCATTTTCATCTACCATATCGGAGTCATCTAATTTTTTAGGTGTTGCAGTTCCCCATGATTTTGTTACTTCATCATTTTCATAAGTGTATTGCTCATCAGTATTTATATAATATTCTTCATCTTTTTTATTGGAAAAATCATTTACCACTTCATAAATACCTATTGCATTTAATTCAGCTTCAGACCATAACTGAAATATTTTAGCTGGATATTGGACATCATCAATTATCATTGGTTTTGGTTTAGTGATAATTTTTTTAACTTCGTTATCTTCTACTAATGCGTACATATTTTAACTTTCACTTAAATTTAATGTTCTGCCTACTTCTTGCCAAACAGCACCATTATATCTAAAAACCAATATATCAGTTTTACCATCTGTTGAAGTAAATGTTGGTGCAGTTGAAGCCGCAAACTCAAAAACAGTATTAAATGCAATTGTATGTGAACCATCGTAATTTATTTCTAATGCAATAAAAGCACCCTCTACAGGATTACTAGGAGCTGAAAAAGTAGTGTTTTCAGTTGTAAGATGATATGCGTTTGGTTTTGCCTGAGAATCCCAAGCTACCGCATTTGATGATGATGTTAATGCTTGTTGTGGAAAGTAGGCAAGATCATTAAATTTTATTGCTCCTGTTCCATTTGTTGTAAATTGGATATGACCATTAGCACCATCTTCAAGAGTAATATTACCAGCATTTGTGCCATTGTTTGTGTTTAATATTAAATCTCCTGTGCCTTGTGTTGTTAGAGTTGCGTTTGCATTGTTATCGCCAATCTGAACTGTATCAGCACCTAAATTGACATCTCCTGTGCCATTTGGAATAATATCAATATCTGCGTTTGATGTAGATACTATGTCTTGTCCATTGACATCTAAATTACCACCTAATTGTGGTGATGTGTCATTCACTAAGTCTGATGCAACTGCACTATCAATAAAATTTACTGTATTAGCTGACGTATCAATAGTTGCTAAAGTAATGTCGTCTGAACCATCAAAAAATTTTAATGATAAACTATTTGAACCAGCATTTGTTGTGTCAAGCCAAATCGTTCCTGTTGTTGCAGAACTTGGTCTTGATGTTCCTGAATTATTAGAGTTGATAGCTGATAAAACTGTATTTAAATCTGTCCTAAAATTTGGGAAAGATTGATTCGCTATTGTAAAATCTGATGCTTGTGCCATATTTTCTTATACTCCTTTTAAAATCCTTTTGCAATAAAATCAAAAGTTCTTGAAATATTTGTGCCACTTGAATTTTTAAACAAAACGTCAAAACTATTAACAGTTTTATTAGAAACTGTAAAGAAATCTCCTGTAGCCATATTTTCAGCAGTAATTCCAACTGCATAATTTGTACTCTTAAATGGAGTTGAAAATGTTACTGTTTTTGTAGAAGTTCCTGAAGATATATTGTCCTCACTAAATATTCTATCAGGCATATCTACTACAACAGTTGCTTCTTGAACAACCGCAGTTGAAGCTAAATCGCTTGATGTCAAAACAAGTCTAAATTTTAAATATCTTGCTGTGTAATTACCTATAACAAAAGTTTGAAAAGATGTAAAAGTTGAATTATCATCTGAAGTTGCAATCTCTAAATGAGCATCACAATTTGCTGGTGTATCTCCATCAAAATTAGACTTAGCATCATCGAAATCACCTGATCTATTGTCAAATAAATCGTCAGGATTTCTAGCTGTTTGTGTTAAAGATGCTGTAACTCTAACAGTATGCTTTGCACCAATATCTATAACATCAGCAAACTCATAATTACCTGATGCTAAAAAGTCTGCATTTGCAACACCTGAATCAAAAAATCTGGTTGTTTCATCATCAAAATTTCCTGATGCAGAATCAAACAACTCACTAGAATCTAATATTATTGCGTCATCTGATATTACAACATTGTTTTTAGTTCCAGCAAATGTAGGGTGTTCATTAACTGTTGATACAGCGTTGAAATTTGTAACACTTGTAACATTAGAAATAACTGCTGTTGCATTTGAACTAAAGTTTCCTAATTTATCTACAGCTTTTATCAAATACGTTCCAACCCTTGCTGGTACAGTAATTGATGTAGCTGGTCTTGAAACCTTTGTAACTAAATTAACTGAGTTCAACCATTCGGCAGTTCCATCGGTTTTATTAGAAAATCTTATCTGATAAAATGCTAAATCTAAATCTGACACAGCATCATAACTTAAATGTGCATCTGCACCTGAAACATTACAAGTAAAGTTTTGAACGTCTGATGGTGGAGCAATAGCACCGATTATTGTTCTTTGTGCTGATACATAAGTTGATGAAACTCCTAAAGTATTTACAGCTTTTACTCTGACATCATAAGTTGATTGGTCAATTACATTTAAAACTCTATGGTTAAGTCCTGAACCTTGTGCATAAATAATAAAATTAGAATCTGTGCTTAGTTTGTATTCAACTTGGTAAAAATCTATAAAGCTATCAGGTGATGCACCAATAGCAATATCTAAAGCAACGATTACAGTTCCATCATTATACTCAATAAGTTGGTCAGACAATGTAACACTTGCTGGTGGTTGTATGGTAAATGGATTTGGTAAGTTTGTTGATGGTGTAGATGAAACTTGTGTCTTACTTGCAAACGTGTAATGACTTGCTTGATATTCTATAAGTGCTAAAGATATTGTAAAATCCTCATTAAATGTAATACCCATAACTCTAAATGCTTTTGCAGAAAATCCTAATGATGCGTGTGTAATGTTTACTATATCTCC